ATGAACATGATGATTGTGGCGGCTCTTGTGGCAGCAACAAAGATGAATCATGTGCCTGTGACACACACGGGCGAAACAGCGAGGTACAAAACATGGCTGAAGAACAAAACAACAAAGATGTCTCTGAAGCAGTTGGAATCACCGAGCGTGAATTCGCTTCGATGAAATCTCAACTTGAAGAGATGAAAGAATCTTATGCTGAGTTAAACACCAAGCACGAAGAGGCAATGGCTCTCGTATCAAAATTCCAAGAAGAAAAAGAGGCACTAGCAGCAGCAGAAGCTGAAACTCGTGTCAACAATTTCGTAGCTGGCATCCTAGAAAAGGAAGTCGCACTTGGTAAACTCGATGACGATGGGAAAGATGCACGTGCAGAGGAACTCAAAGCATGGGACGATGTAAAGCTAGAAGGATTTAGCATCGCTATGGAATCAATGCCAATACCAGTAGAAGAAGAAAGAACATTTGGTAAAGGTAAATCCCATGATGCTGAAGAGACTCCAGAAGTAGAAGCTGACGAAACCCCACGCATGTTTGCGATGGAAAACGGCAGAATCATTTTCAAAGGAGAAGAAAAATAGGTAAATAAATATGGCAATAGTAAAAGGTATATTAGTAAATGATGGTGGAGCACCAGCTCGCATCATGAACTTCGAAGCAGCAGAAGCCATCAACGCAGGAGACGCATTAGAATTTAACTCAGCAGCAAAATTAATTGCAGCTGATACAGATGATGTACCACCAGCAGGTTTTGCATTAGTAGATGCAGCATCAGGAGACTTAGTCTCTATGCTAACCGGCAGTGGAATTATGATTTACGCTAATGTAGACGGAGATTCCGTCGACGTCGCGATTGGTGATTTGTTGACTATCGGAGAATCTGGAGCATTAGTTAAAGAAGCTTCAGGAGCAGATAAGAACCCTTGTGCAGTAGCACTTGAGGCAAACGCAGGAACAGAAGCCCTAATTAAGGTCTTGGTGTTCTAAGGAGATAAGATAATATGGTAGCAGCAGGAACAAACCCCGGTATAGCATCAAGTCAATTGAGCTCAACCGCAAACAGGGTTTTAATAGACTACAAAGACGCAATTCAGGACTATAAAGTTACTGACATGCCTGTAGTACAAATGTTCGCAGAGCGCTTCACAACCGATACCGGTGGAGATGTTGATATTACATTCGCAAAACCTTCAATGGGTCTAGAACAAATTGAAGAGGGAGCAGTACCTTCATTCCAACACACTGACTTGAGAAACGAACGTATCTCAGTCAAAGAGTATGGAATTGCAGTTGGTGTAACCCGCCGAATGATGGAAGATTCAAGATTCTCTGAAATGGAGTTAGCTTTGAACGAAGCAAGAAGAGCAGTAACAAGACACATAACTAAACACTTTATTTATGCAGTCTTCGGTATAGCCGACACAACTTTCGGTACAACCGCAAAAGCCGTTTCAACAAACGAAACCGACATTGAGACTTTCGCAACCCACCCAGACGGTGGTTTCTATGGCGCAAGTCCAAGCAGTGGTTCAAGATTGTACGAATACGGAAACTACTCTACAAGCGACTTAAACTCACTAGGTTCACACTACTTCAATTCCAGTACATCTGGAACCGCAAATGGTGAACTAGCATTAGACGATATCACAAAAGCAATCGAGTTAATGAGTGCAAAAGGAATGACAGCAGATACAATTCTCTGTTCTCCAACCCACTACAAAACTCTATTGAATTTGGCTGATTTCACAGCACCTTTCTCAACAGGAACAACCAGTACTAACACTATTGACACTCCTACGTCCAAAGGTGGAATCGACTACGTAAACGATGTATCAAACGATGGTATTGTTGGACAACTATACGGATTAAACGTTGTAGTTAACCCATTCGTACCAAAGGACAAGGCTGGTGTCTTCGACATGAAGGTCAAGCCTGTCGCATACGTCGAAAGACGTGCTCTTACAGTAGAAGAAGCTAATCCGGGTTTCGGAATTATGGGTTCATACATGTCAATGAGATATGGATTGAAAGTCATAAGACCTGAAGCTGGAGCAATTATCTTCTCAGCTTAGATAGAACATATATTGGTCTGGGCGACACCACAGTACAAGTCGCCCAACTTTG